TCTTGCTTGAACTCATATAAAACATTCACATTAATTTATGCAACTGGAGAAAATCTTTTAGTTTTCTTGTTGTGATTGGAGGGCGAACAAATTGTCGTCGATACTCAATAGTTGGTGTTGCTGATTGATGATCGAAGATTTCATTATACGATACTCCAAACTGTTGCAATCGTTCACGAACTAACTTGCAAGCTGCACAGTTTCGTTTGCTGTACAGCTTGATTAAAGAAGTTGGCCAATCCATGCAATCAAATCGATATCAAACCACGGTAGGATCGTGTGGATCGTCACATATCCAGCAAGCGCTGCTGCTGTGAACCAAACAATAAACTTGATAAACATGTTGACGATCTGTAGGACCATCACACCAACACCAACCACAAATGCAGCAAGAATGAATAGGATAATATACATCATCTTAATCAAGAACACAGTACCAGCTGAATATCTGCTGGTAAGATCATCATTAAGATCTCGCCACTGTTCCTGAACCGACTTAATAGCTTTGGCAAGCTGTTCTTTGTCCATTTTTATATCAACGCTCATCAATAATCAAATCCATAAAAAATATAAAACTTTGCTCGATCGATATTAATAGGATCTTCGTGTCGCGCGATCATATTTCGACGATTGAATTCGTTGCAACGAATATATCGATTGTTGATCTTGTTTAGAAAATCCTGAAGCATTCGATACTGAGGATGCGAATCGCAGAATTGTTCTAGTTGTTCGAGTGGTATCGCTCGAATGGTATCTTCATATGAGTGTTCGAACACCCAACTCCACACAACAGGATCAACAGGAATAGCAATCTTATTGCCTTGTCGATCAATCATCACGGTCTGACCATCAACCATATTGACTTCATATGCTTCGATAACATCGGTCGGCTCGTTTGTCTCTGGATACATTTCCTGTTCAAGCTTTTCGGTTGTATAGCGACCATACTCTGAGTATGAGTTCTTTCGAAATTCCTTCCAATAATCCAGTTCTCGATCGATATGCTGTTTAGTGTTGTGGGCACCAATCAGCGGACGAAACAGGTTGTAGTTTCGAAATTTAGCCGCTGGATCGAGCACCTGATATTCAGGATGTTCGCCAACACAACAAATCATCTGATAATCTTCTGCACAATGAACCTCACCTTCATTGTCAATATATTGACACGCACAGTGAACATCCCAACCCACAATATCCTCCAAATTAATTACACAACGCTATATTAAGAGTGAACTACCACGATGCTAAAGCATCTGTGGCTTGCACTCACAAATTACCCCAAGTTAAGAGTCAAAACAGAAACAGACGATAACGTGTGCATCATCAACGTCCCATACCCAACTACTGTTGAGCATTGCTGTTGTGTTGATGATCATCTTTTTCACAGCAGCTTTAAGATATTGTAACTCGTTTCGTTGATCAGAATCAAGTGTTTTGTTGTTCTGATCCAAATATCGCGATATTTGGCGTTTAAACTGCTTTAAATCGTGTAGAGACGTCCATCCATGTGTGTGCCAGCAGGCATCATTCTCGTCATCAAAATAACGGATTGCAATGGTGTTAAACGGTGATGGGTTCTGTGAAGAGACTTCATCGTCACTAATGTGATTGGGGTCGATCGATGAAGGATCTACCAATGCTTTGTTAAAGCGCCCTGAGTGAGGATTAATACCCAACTGTGTGTAATCATTGCCACGACAACATCCTGCGGTCAGTAAACCAAACATTTCATAGTAGCGATCATCATAAGGCTGGACTGTTCTCCAATAATCGTATGTGCTATATGTGTAGCTGACAATGGGTTGATAAAGTCCAGCATCACTAGACGGAACCATTACAAAACTGTGAATATCACATCCCATAACTATCTCCTTAATGGCATTTCTCTATGCTGTTAATATACGCTCAATTGATAGAAAAGAAAACGGAGATGGACACATTTCCCCATCAACCTTGCTTAAGCGCAATATCAAGAATTTGCTCTAAAAAAGGAATTGACACTACCCAGCCGGCTGGAACAAAAAGAGTTTCATTGATCGTGTCAAGAGCATCATCGTCCATTTCAAAATCAACGACGTCAATAACCGCTTGATAATCGCTTCGGGCTGCAATCACTGTAATTGTTGTATTTTTAATTGTAATTGTGGCCACATGATGACCCAATGTGTTTTCAAGATAACAATAGGTGCCTTCGATATCGTCAAACTCAAAATCGGTACTATTGTGAATCTGCATAAAATTATTGTTGTTGTTTTCGTTGGAGTATGTACAAAACAAAAAGCCCCTCTTTTGAAGGGGCTTTGCTATTAACGGATGATCGTACGAATATGCCAGCACTGGATATTGTAGCCGCCAGCGCTAATGCTTCGAACATTACAAGAGCCTTTATCGCCCTTAACTGTGCCGTTAATCGCGTATCCTTCGTTTTTGTTAGCCTGTGTGACCCGAAGACCAGAAGTGCTTTCGATTTTGCCAACCTTGTCCTGAATTCGTGTCATAAGATTGATCACCATCTTATCCATGTTGTCGACGACATCCTTCTTGATTTGCTTTTCGTCAGTGGAGGTGAAGTAGTTGTATTCTTTCATCAGACCCTGCTTACAACAAGCGTTGTAACCAAGGCTGCGAATATAGTGGTAACGATCGAGCATATATTCTGTGTTCAGCTTGATCATCTTTTCGCGGAAGTCAGCGATTGGCTTCGGAAGGTTGTTGATAGTAACTTTCTTCACCTCAGTCTTTTCAGCTTTCTTAGCTGCAGCTGAATCCTGTTTAGCGTCAAGTCGCTTAGCATCATCGAGTTTGTTCTCGTTATTTTTGATCTGGCGAATCAGATAGCAATAGTCAACGTCACGATAATATTCCCACCGCTTGCACTTCTTTTTGGTGATCTTGTAGCATTCATACTTGTCATCAATGTATTCAGCATGATAGTGATCACGACCATCATCACCATACGTCTTTTCATACTTCTTGTCGTAACTGCCATTTTCGAACTTTTCCTTGCGGGTGTTAAGACGTTCAATCGTAGCAAGAATCTTGTCCTGACGGGCAGTAGTAGCCATTTGTGCAGCTCCTTGTTTGTTCCTAAGTTATCATTATTTTCCCACAACCCTTTGAAAAGGTCAACAGTGAGACGAAACAAAAAAGGGGATCTATTCTAAGAATAGATCCCCTTTTATAACGATTCAAGCAGGAACCCCACAGATGCTTAAGCATCTGTGGGAGTTCACTCAATCAACCGAATGATTAGTACGTGCCACAGTCGATGATGAAGCCCTTGAGCTCAGGAGCTTTACCTTCACCATATTGCTCACCAACGATATCACCATTCTGGACAGCAAGAGCAGTTTGACCAGCTTCTTCAGCTTTAACTGTCTTATTGGTAAGAACTTCACTGCCAGCAAGTGTTGCAAGTGTACCGGTAGTTGGAACAAACACATCAGATGCGCTTGCGGTCTTAAGCTTGATAGCACCAACCTGCATCACCTTTTTGTCGTTATTGGCATGACCAGTACCGCCCTTAGCGATTGGAAGAACACCAGATGCGATATCATCGATGGTGAAACTCTTCCAAGAGGCTGCGGTACCATTAGCACCGGCAACCAGTACCTTACCGGAGTTGTCGTTGCCAGAAGCTACTTCAAGCTTGCTGCCAATGACCTTAACCGTGTTACCCTGGGCAACGCTGATTGTGACTCCATTAACAGAGATGCCATCACCGGCAATCAGCTGAGTCGGAGCAAAGATCTGAACAAATTCGAGTTCAGTCGTACCGAATGTTAGTGTGCCAATATTAGAAAGACGCCACACCTGACCCTTATTATCGCCCTCGGCAATGAGGAAAGATGCACCATTGAAGGAGATTGCAGGTTCACCATCAAAATCATGTGCGCGGGTCAACACGACCTGTTCACCAACTGACGTGACAGTGTAAGCACCATTCTGCTTAGCATCAGTCTGAGCAACGAGCAAGACACGATCATTTTGTTTGACAGTAACACCACCGAACGTCTTAACGCTGGTTGTAAACGTAGCACCAACACCAGGTTTGCCTGGCTGACTACCATCTTGGTACGTGCCTTCAACGTTTTCAGTAGCACCGGCACGACAAGCATCGTGGAAAACGAAACCTAAAGCAACATTATCAGCATACTTCTTCGTGACAAGAGTGTTGGCATCAAACATGCTTTCATCAACTGTTCCAGCATATTTCAGCACACCGCTCATCGTGTCGCCGGTCTTGTGAACTGCGTCAATAATGCCAAACTCGTCAACCTTAGTTGGATTTTCGCCCTTGGTTACACGACCCTGTGCATCAGTAGTCACCTTGAAGAAAGTGCCTGCTTTGCCGCCGTCGGTAAGACCAACCTTCAGTGTGCCACCAACAGGATCGAGCGTTACATCAACACCCTTTTCACCAGAAACGGTGATACCCTTGAAAGCACCTTCTGTACTACGATGAACGAGACCCTGCTCTTCAAAAGCGGAGAATGTATCGAGCTGTTTATGATGGGCCTGGAGTGACTTGCCAATTTCATTGGTTACTTTTTCAACGAACTGACCGTCGACATACTCCTTCGTCGTTACTGTTTCAGTATTGATTTTAGGAGCAGTCGTGAACGTCTTTGTGCCGTTGATTGTTTCATCACCATTAATGTGAACAACGGTACTGTCCACCGCTTGTCCTTCAAGGAATGGACGGAAGCATTTAGAGTAATCTTCTTCGTTGGGCTTTTCGCCAGTGCAGACGTAGTATACATCATCAGCTTCTACGTAAACAACTGCACCCTTATAAAGAACGTTTTCTTTAACAAAATTATTTCGTTCTTCAATAGTCTTAGCTGTTAATTTTAAATCAACAGGTGCGCCTTTTAATAGAAAACCAGACGCTAGTTTAATAGACTCATTAATATTTGCCATTTATTATCTCCTTATCAATTAGAAGCTGAACGTAAACTTCATATTTTCAACGTTTGTCTTAGGAGCATAGACAATATATTGTTGAGGTGTATTATCAAGGCCAGTAATAGATACTGTGCTCTTAGCGCCTTTAAACTTATCGATATTCTCGAATTTATTAGGATCAAGAATGCTCTTCAAATCACCGTAAGAAGCAGGATAAGCTATGACGACCTGTTTTTCAATTTTAGCAGTATCGTAGGTATAACTCTTTGTTCCTTTGATAGAAACATCTTTTTGCAATCCTTTAATTGCTGCTTCTGTTATGGAAGCAGCTGCTTCCAGCACGCCGTGATAGAATGGGTAAACAAACGTAAATCCAACATTACCACCAGAAATCGTCTGCTGCTTAGAATCTTCAGTAATACGAGCGGTAAAATTAGTGTTGTCTTTAACGTCGATCGCTTCTGCAATTGTAACAGACTGACTGTTTTTGACCCCAGTTACAGTTTGGGTGCCCTTAGCCACATCTCCGACGAGAATTTCAGCCTCTTCAACTCGTGTGCTGCCGTTGGTCCATCTAACAGTACCAGAAGTGATGTGTTTTGTGACACCCTTTTCAAAAACACCACCATTTTCGTTAAGAGTGAGACTAACACCAGTAGGAGCAACATATGGGTGAAGAAGCTCATGAAGAATCTTTGTTACATCGGCATCGGTATACTTGGTACCTTTTGGAATTCCACCAAGAGCAACAGTTGTGCCATTTTCGGTAGTGTCCGTATACACCGTCTGAGCTTTAACTGTGCCAAGCTTGGCAACCTCATTAGCATTGCCCGTTTTAATATCGCCCTGATCAGCAGTAATTACTGGCATATCGCTCATTGTCTTAACACCAGCAATTGATTGTGCGCCAGATGTACGAACGACTGTTTCATCAACCTCTGCCTTGATAGTACCAGATGTTTGTGTATCAAGCTTGATGCCATCACCAAACACCATCTTACCGTTGATAAGATCAACGGTACCAGCATTATCACCAGTACTATCCTCAACATTCATTGCAGTGCTAATTGTCTTTTCACTAATTTCAGTGATTTGACCGTACTGATTGATTGTGAAAGAAGGTACCTTAGTTTCACTGCCATACTTGCCAGCATTAGCACCTGTTGGCTTAAGTGCGATTGTGTACGTGCCATTCTGGTTGGTAATATTAGCAATACCGTCACCAGCAACGAGAGTGATTACGCCATCTTTAACAAACTGATCAATAAACTGATCAAGCTTGATAATCTCACCACTCTTATTCTTGACATAAGGGTCGTGAATTACAACTTTCTGATTATCATTATCTGGAAGACCAATGACGAGCTTTGTTTCGCCAGTGTCGGTATTCTTGACACCGTGAATTGTATCTACACCACCGTCTTTATCGACAACGATAGCCTTACCTGCAGTAAGCTTACCAGCTTCTACATCGAGAAGGGATGTGTACTTTGTGCCACCAATAACATAATTGGTAGTAGCAAAACCTTGGCTATTAGCAGAAGGACCACCAATATAAAGAACACCAGCGGTTGTGCCAGTAGCACCAGTTTCAGCAGAGCTGTAGGCAAACTCGCCTGGACGAAGTTGACCAGGAGCAGCATTACCCAGACTGCGTTTAATTTGAATAACAGATTGAGCCATTTAAATTAGCCTTTTATTAACGCGTTAATAATGTAATATGTATGTTTTAGTATTCACCGCCATCAACAATTTGGCGGTCAAGATAATTGGTAGATTGCCATTTCTTACTGATATGGTCATATACAAGAACGTATCCGTCATATAATCCATAAGTGGTAAGATCAACATCTTCGATATCAGCTATTGATGTTCGACCAATTGCTTCTGCAACACGATCGATAATCTCTTCAATATCAATCTCAGTTAATGGCAAGCTAACAGTCACCTTGTTATTGCACATTTGCAACGTTTTACGAGGATTTCTTAGCATTGCTTATATTTGTTGAAGTTCGAGTGACGTCACTATATGATATTTAAGAAACTATCATGACCCAAAAATAAGTGAACTACCACAGATGCTAAGCATCTGTGGTTTTCTTGCTCGAATTTCGTATAAAAAAAGGGAAGATTAATAATCTTCCCTTTCTGAAATTTGTTCTAATATCACCAACAGTTTGTCGTGATGTTCTCATTGACAACTATTTTGCCACTAAGCACACGAAGCTTTTTATTAACTTCAGCTGGGTGATTTTTATAACTCATCTCGATATCATACTGCCAATTTCCAGTCGGCATTCTCTCAGTTCCGTGAGCAGGAATATAAAGATTTAATGCACCTTTGATTCGTTCGTCCGGCTCAGCAACAATGTCGACTTTAATTTTTGGATTGTATATCAACTGAGCTTGACAGTCAAACTTCCAATTGTTAATACACACTGGACAATTATTAATTCCTGTAATGATTATGGTCGCATTAAAATCCGCTCCCTTATCGAGATACAAATTACACTGTGCACTCACTTGGTACCTCCATAAGGTGTAATATTCTTACCGACGACAACAATTTCATGCATAACGCCATCATTGGTTTCAATTGGATTAATATTTACATCGAATATCGTCGGGGCTCCATTGACATCGATTTTCATTGTGATGCATTGAATTTGTTTTTGGCTCCAGCTTTCTTTTTCCACTTCACTGAGCTTGGTTAGAATTGGTTCTAGGTGTGGATAGATTGCAATGATTTCATCATTAGATTTTCCAATACACACTTCTGGATCAATTCCAAACACATCACATGTATATTTGTTAACATGTGTCCACTGACGATTGATTGTTTTAATGATCACAACATCATCAATAACATTTGTAATTGCAACAAATCGTTTTTCGCACATTTCAACGTGGCGTTTGAGCATTACAGAGATCTCAGACGCCACAGTTGCAAGATCGTTACTACTTTTTTTGAGCGCAGCAAAGCTGTGATCAATTTCCTCCAATTTTCGAGAATATTGATTTTGATAATAACGATTTTCTTCGCGGTCATTAGATAGCGTCTGTTTGATCGCTTTCAAGCTCTTAATAAACATATTTGTTCAATTGTTCTTTCGTCGTTAAAACATTGTTTTTTGCATAGTTGCCAATACGGTTTTGATTTCATTTAACGCTTGAATTAACTCAAGGTTACCTTTATGATATCGATCAATAATTTCCATAATACTATCACTATATTGATCGCGGTTGTCGAGAAGCAACTTCTGATACCTTTCAATCCCTTTTGCTAACTTTTGACGTTCCCATGCAAGATAGACGACGGCTGCAAATAAAAGACTAATAATGGCAGATGGGCCACCTGCAATAATCACCTGCCATAACGTTTGTATCAATTCCATGATTTGTTCAGTGAAATACTAACCAAAAGATGAAACTGATTTCATCTTTCATTGCACATGTGTATCTACAATATATTTACATTTTTTTTGTAATTTATGGTTCTGGAGCCAGCTTTGCATACTTGCCATTCTTGGAGGCCTCTTCAATCAATGCACAATGACGTTCTAGATTGGTTTCAATAGTGATGGTATATGTTTGACTCCACTCATACCATTCGCCCCATGTAATTGTTGATGTTCCTGTGTCTGGATCAGTTGTTTCGTGTGCATGACGTTGCAGCCCAATCAGATCAAAATGGATGTTCATAGATGGTTCTGGATTATCAACTCGATACAACACATCATATTCTTCAGGCAACAAAGGAATATTATTAACACTGTGCTTGGTAACTTTGTAATCAGGTTCTGGAAATATTGAGTAATAGCACTTACGGTTAACACTATATTTGAATAAACTAGAATACGACCACCGATTAGTATCATTACAAATAATTTTTAAATCTGGGAAACTAACTCCATTGCTGGTTCGATACGTTGCGGATTGCACTCTATACTCGTCTAATCTCGTGTTTACGACATTGACAGCCTGGTTGATGGATGTGAACTCTAGATGAGTGATCGACGCGTTCTGGGGGTTAAAATCGGCCATTAAACAGATGGTGAAAAGAAAACGCCACTATTGATAGTTAGTGGCGTTTGTGTTAATTAAAACTGAAACTTACTGAAGTCGTTCTTAGGTTGAATTTTCTTTTCCTGATAGAAGTTGGGTGCTGTTTCTTGCTGCCTTGTTGGAACCACTGCACGCTTTGGCTTGTAATCATTTGGATCAACCTTGTATGGATCTGCATCCATATCATAGATTCTCATATGATCACGATTGATCCCCAATTCAATCACAGGAAGATTATTAAGATCGGTGTAACGATTCTTAAGTTGTTTAACCATGATTTGATTTGCTTGATCAAGCGCTTCAGTACGAATCAATGCAAATAGCATATCGAGAGTAAACACAAGACCGATACTGTCGCTGACTTGATCCATCTCAATGTCGCTGCTATTCATACCACTACGATTGGTTTGAGTTGCTGTAAGAATAGCAACATTCTGTTCAACAGCAAGTCCTCGAAGTTCTTCACTAACAGCCTTGACCATCCCATACGAATTGACCATCCCAGCTTTGTAACGACAACTCGTCATAAGGTTGATGTAGTCAACCACAATAAGATCAGGAATAAATCCCTGTTTCATCTTCAGTTCATTAAGAAGATTCTTGAAATGAAGAACTCCGGCACTACTAGTTGGAAATTCTTTAATAATTAATCTACCATGCTTAGTATCTTTAATATTCTCAATTTTTTGAGTGTATTGCTTAATATCCATTTTTGATAGAGATGGAATTGTCACACTAAGCATATTCGCATCAACTCGTTCTGCAATTCGCACTTCGCTCATTTCAAGCGTGATATAAAGAACGTTATACCCCGCCCTGAGTGCATTACAGGCAGTGCTGATCATGTAAAGCGTCTTCCCAGCTCCTGAACTAGCCAACACACAGTTCAGACTCTTTCGACTAAATCCGCCCAGTGTAATCTTATCGAGTACTGGCACCCCCGTGGTGATTTTATCTTCCTTAAGATGGTATGCATCAAAACGTGTTTGAACATCATGATAGTAATCATGGCCCAGATGGCTATCAAAACTAACACTTAGTGCATCCTGAACCATCTTCAAGATTTCATTGGTGTTTTGGTTACCCTTTTCAAGGATCGATGCACCATTGATGATTGCATTAGTAAGGCTACGCTCTTGATAAAACTTTTCAGTGTTCTTTGTCAACCATTCACGATCACTATCATCTCGCTTATAAGACGCTACCAAATCTTTGATATTGCCAACCTGTTTGTCTGTCAACCCTCGACGATTGGACACCTCGATGATCAATTCATCTTTAGTTGGAATCGCACCATACTCAGTAAAGAACTTTACAATTTCATCGACAACAATTTTGTAATCCTGATCAAAGTAGTCAGTTTTAGTGTATGGGAGGATCTTGAATGCATATTCCTCATCATACAGAATATTTGCAATGATTTTATCTTCAAACTGCATTGATGGTTCCTTAAGTGCTTGTTTTAGGTTGTATTATTATACTGCAAAGAAAAAGGCAGGAGCAACATGCTTCCTGCCTTTGCTTATCTAAAGATGGTTTCTAGATTACTTGCGATCGCCAAAGACGTCGCTGAACACCTTGAACATTTCATCAAGTTCATCGCCAAACCGATGACCAAGAAGGTCCTTAGTTTTCTTACCAGTTGCCTTTTCAAATTCAGCCTTTTCAACTGGCTTATCATTCAACCAATAATTTTCAGTGTACTTCCAAGGAGATTCCTTCCAAGAATAAACCTTGTCAAGATCATACTTCTTCATCAGCTCCTTGTAACGCTGTTCGATAGAATCTTGTTTTTCTTCTGAAGCGGTTGCATCATCTTGACAATTAATTGCAATATGCTGAACCTTTTCTTCTTCTGGTACCGGCTGATTGATGAGAACAACAAGAGCACCATCAACGAATTCAGCTTCCGCGGTTACCTTGTCAGACGAAACAACCTTAGCAGACGCAATAACGATTGGTTCAAAAGACTTCGGCTTTTCAATTTCAATCAACTCAGCAAACTTTGACTTACGAATAACATTAACTGCTGGACGATAACCCTGATCGGAAGTTACTTCTACAAGGTAACCCTGGAAATCAGTAGCCGGCTTCATACGAACAGAGAGCGACTTACGATCATATCCAAGAAGATCAAACACAACGATTGCATTATGTTCATCAAAAGCATTAACGAAGTGCTTCTTGGAGTTGGCAACGATCTCAAAAGACATTGATTATATTTCCTTTTATTTGTTCAAACTAACTTATTTCATTCAGCAGCAGGTTCAGCCTTCTTAGCCTTAGTGCGGCGAGTTGGCTTCTTCTTTGGCTGCTCAACCTCAGTATTAGTATTATCAGGGCTCAACTCGGATTTTTCAACAGCGGCTTGAATATTTTCTTCACGAAGACGTTGGATTTCAGCCTGACCCTGGGCATAAATCGACTGAACGATATCTGCAACAAGGTAATATGGCGCCTGACCAAGGCCAAAAATCAATGTATTAAACTGACGAATCATCAGAGAAGCTGTGAACTCCTTTTCCTGACTATTCTTGTCAATCTTCTTGATCTGTTCATTAAGATCTGTGAGGATCTGACGACCCTCTGTGTATGGGGTGTGAGCTAGCCAATCAAGAACAACGTTCCAGTTGACGTTGGCCAGCTTTACATTAATCTTACAATCATCGTTAAGTTCAATTTTGTCCATAGTAATTCACCAGTTTATTGTGTTAATGTTTAGAATGGTAATGACCAATGCTATATTTTGGTACCAAATTCCATTGGCTGAGTTGAGAACGAGGGACAACCAGCAAAGGAATATTATACTTGGAAACATCAGTATCATCAACAATAGTACAAAGATTCCACTGCACTAATAGCTTGACGATCATTCGTACACGATCAATATCTAGTTGCGTAATTGTTGATTGGTTTCCATCTAAAGCAAACATATCCTTGAAGTGTACAATATAATATTTTTGTCTCTTATAAAGGATATGTGCAGTTTGATATAAGTTGTGTTTTTTATAAGAAGGGATTCCAATTCGAGTCAGTACCTCCGCAATTTTACTGAAACAAGAAGGATCCTTCAATTCAATCTCTATAATGTGTGATCGAATATTGTCAAATCGATCATTTTGTTTTTGCTCTTCCACCATGGCTCATCTTCTGACGAATAGCATCAATTTGCTGTTCGTTCAATATTTGAGTCACTTCGATTGCTTTGGTTACATTAATTTGATAATACTGACAAAGCAACTCAATTGTATCATTATTAATAGGTTTGGCCCATTTACTAAAACGTTTCTTACGACCAACCCCATATCGATAAAAATCGAAATGACTACTATTTGATACATTACTTAGTGTAGTGTTAGCAGCATTTGCAAACATAATCGTGTCAGGAAAATAACTCATCGCACGATTGATAATAAATTTAGGATATTCACTATCACTGTGTGTTGTTCGCTCCCCAGAATAATCTGGGGCAAACATATCTTCCTTTGAGTAGTTAATTGCGTTGACAAAATCAAATGGAGATAACTTCTTTACCTTTTCGGGCTGAAATTCGAGCTCAGGATCAATTATAGATTCTTGACCAATCGAACCATCCTCTCCAAAAACAAAACTGAGATTTTGTTTACTCTCTGCCATCATCCCTCCTTTGAATTAGAGAAACTGACAATTTGCCATCAATTCTGTCAAATACGCTGCAATGTTAATTTCCTGGTCTGCGGCAAATGCAGCTTTATATTGATATTCGGCACTAGTAAGAACCATTTGAGGAATGCTGTCAGGTTTCATGAACTTGTGTGCATTATTATAAAAATATGTGAAAATCTTTTCACCAGCAGTATCTTTATTCATCGCCACCCACTGACGCATCTCACGGAAATTTTGAGCCTTTAATGCATTAACAAGATCTTCAAAGTTGTCTGTAATCGCTTCGCTAATAATGTCTAACGTAATTGCACCATTAGCACTATAACGTTGCAACTCATTCAACGCTCGACGAATGTCAGGATAATGACGATTGACTACAACTGCAACTGCCTTAGGTTCAAATTGAACGTTTTCATTCTTGAGGATCGCAAATACACGACGTAATGTTTGCTTAACAAGGTCTTCACGCTCAGCAGGATCGACATCAAAATTAATAAGTGTACAACGACTATGAAGAGGTTCAATTAAACGGTTAGGATAATTGCATGTAAGAATAAACCTTGTATTCTTAGAGAATGATTCCATAAAGCTACGAAGAGCAGGCTGGGCAGCAGGACTTAAATAGTCGGCTTCATCAAGAATCACACAATGCTTTGAACCAGAAAGACTGATGCTGCTTGCAAAATTTTGAATCTTATTACGAAGAATGTCGATCCCATTTTCCAATGACGCATTGATAAACATCACGTCATATCCGAGCTGATTACAAATTGCTCGAGCACTCATTGTTTTTCCGTGACCAGCAGGGGACGCCAAAATTAGATTTGGGATATCACCCTTTTCCAAGAACCCCTTAAAGATGGCCTTGGTTTTAGCACTAAGAATGCACTCATCAATATTATTTGGACGATACTTCTGGGTCCAAAGAGCTTCACCTTGATTAATAGTCAACGTCATTTCACAAACCTCATCACACATAATTAACGTTCCTTTATTCTAACACCAATTTACGAAAAAGACAACAGATATGAAAAAGGCAGGACACATGTGTCCTGCCTTTTTAATTAGATCCCCATATTCGATTAATTCACATCCAACGTGATAAGATACTTGACTTCACGCTCGGTATGGTTGAGCTCAATAATCTTGTTCATGATCAGCTCGCAGCGATAATCACCATTAATGATCATCAATTTATCTTGCTTAAGATGAACATTGAAGTCTTCACCAGTGAAATTATCTTCCAAAACCACAGTAAAATCATTCTTTGTTGCATTCGTAAGGTTGCACACCTTAGCAACGATTTTACCATCCTTTCCTTCAAAAACGATGTCTGGACATTTCAGAACCGCAGCTGCCTTTTGAATTCGCTTGAAGTTAATGTTAGAGATATTAAACACAACAGACGGAGATGGAAGCTGTTTAAGTTCAGGAATCTGTGTGAGAATATCAGTATCTGCGCTCCAATACTTCGTGTGAATTGTTGGATCATCTTCGTCAACAATATCAACATACTGATCATTAAATGTTAGATCTGGGTTCTTAAACATTGCTAGAGTTGCAAGAAACTCTTTCAGATCATAGATCCCAAACGTACGATCAAACACTTCTTCTACCTGAGCATTTGCAAAAATCGTACGACACGCATGCATTGTCTTTAGCATATTCCCCGGCGTGATGATCAAATTACCATTAATCGATGCATAGTTTTCAAGAAGGGTAATGGTATTAGAGCTGAGCTTCATTATTCATTCCTCACAATAGTCAATAATAATTTGGTGCTTGATGCACTAGGCCTTTATTCTAGCTGAAATGTTGTCAAATGTCAACAATCTTAGGAAGAAGTTTCTTAATCTGTTCATTAAGCTCAGCCTCAGTGCCGTTATTGTCAATGATATGATGAACAAAAAAGTCATCAATTTCAGGTTGTTCAGCAAGTGGATCAAATACACCACCTTCGCGTTCAACTTTAATAATTGTTGCACTGTTGGCTCGGCACCACTTCAATTCTTCTTTATATCGAAGATCTGTGATCACAAAAACGACATCATTCCACTGCTCAGGATGATAACCCTTAAATTCGAGCATATGATCTTCAACATCCTCAATAAACACCTTATTATTATACTGACGAAGACGTGCTTGAATAACCTTCATCACCTCTTTCCCCGTACGATCACGACCGTTGGGAAGATGAAGAAAACCACGAATAAATTGATTATATTCTCGATCGTCTCGAAGAGCAAATGCCGCTTGAATAATCTTCTTAACAGCGTCTCCAAATTGCAGCTTACGAGCTGGAACATTTTGCTTGGTCAACGCATCAACAATTAAATTGGAAACAAGATCTTTACCGGTGCCTTTTTGGCCACAAATTGCAATTAGCTTCATTATTATTCAATATTACTTCATTAGAGATGCAGCTAACGAAAAATATCAGCTAGCTGCAAATTGTTTATAAAACCACATGATTACACAAACGTTAATCACTTATTGGTATTTAATTGACTATTTTGGTCTATTGGCCCAGCGCTCACAAAAATCGCTTCCATAACGATCCATATCACGAAGGAACCACACTTGCAGTTGGCGTTCTCGATTGTCTGGATAATATGGCACCTCTTCTTTCAACTCATCAAACTTGAACGTCTTGTTGCCCAATTTGCTGTAGAAGTCGTTAATGTTGCTTGTCTTGAACTTGCCAAGTTTTTGCGTTTCACCTGTTCGACCAAACCAACAGTCATCTCGAGTCGCTACCCACTTTGCGTCACCGTCACTACTAATGAATAGAATGCTTGATTGCTGAAAGTGTTTACCTAAACTAACTGCAAAATTATAAAGACGTTGTTCGTCTTCAGGACCTTTGCCGATGATCAAAACACTGTTTTCGTTATCGACTGTACGCCCACCTTCTTCGACATAACCACCTTTAACACGATTGTAGCCAAAATTTGATTGTTGGACCCACTTTTTCAAATCTTTATATGCGGCCGCATTTTCTTTCTTGGTACGCTCATTACAATCAGCGCTGACAAACGCCATTGGCTTATGCTCTTTGTAATGCTGCCAGAAACGACCAAGAGATGCCTCCAGAAGAGTTTGCTCCATCATTTCAATCTTTTGATCAATATGATCAACTGATACTGTTGATGATTGTTCTTCCCACAGTTGACATGCATCAGCTCCATGTTTGTCTAGATTCTGCTGAAACCATTCCCTCAATTGACGTTCACGAATATCCGGACGATATGGCGCCTCATCTACCAGCATATCAAATTTGAACGTCTTGTTGCCCAACTTGCTATAGAAGTCGTTGATATTGTTGGTTCTAAATTTTCCTAGCTTTTTGATCGTTCCAATAGGCCCAACGTCACTATCTTCTCTTGTCGAGATCCATTGGGCATCACCGTTGGTATCGATGAACATGATACTGGATTGATCAAACATCTTCCCTAGACCAATAGCGAGATCACACACACGTTTTTCATCTTCAGCTGAATTGCCAATGATAAGAAGGCTGTTTTCCGCATCAACCTTTTTACCGCCCTCTTCAACATAACCACCCTTGATTCGATTGTACCCAAATCCTGCTAAGCGTACGTGTCGTTTAAGTGTGCTGAAGTTCCTAGCATTTTGCTGTTCGGTGTTTTCATTACGATCAGCGCTGACAAATGCCATTGGTTTGTGTTCTTTATAGTGTTGCCAGAAACGGCCGAGAGAAGCCTCATTAAGAAAAGCTTCATTCAAATATTCTTCAAATTCTTTCATTTTGGTTCTCTATAACTCCCAACATAAGCAAAAAACGAAATATGCTTATAAACACCGTCAACCTTAGCAATCCATTCTCCGGGATGTTTACTATGTCGCATTACTTGTGCACTAAAAGCTGGCCCATTTGAAAATCCCAACGCCACAGCAGCTTCTTTAATGCTGCTAAAAACATGACCTTTGTGAAAAACCGCTCCATTTAATGGGGAAATAACTTCTTCCTCACAACAAATTTGTCTACAGTGAATTTTTGACATTGTACCATCTTTCCAACGCATTTTCACCATCTCGGACATTTTTTCTGCCTGTAGATCTCTAGCATGTTGTGAACTCCACTTGTCATTATTAATGTTTTTCATTCGGGTTGCTTGAGCGTCACGTCGAAGTTCATCACCTTTCCATCCTTGGCGAATTTTATCGCCGGATTGTTGTCGATGCTCCAAATCACTCCACCATTCTGTAGATTGTTTATGCATTTTAAGTTTTTGTTGTTGGCGAAAACTATCATTGCTCCACAGTTGGCGTGTACGTTCTACCAATAACGCTTTGTGCTCAGGATGTTCTGACCACCACAACTTTCGCTGTTTTCCAAACTCTTCTTTAAATTGGCAATCATTCCATTTGTCCTTCAAAAATACAGACGTTCCGCCAGTGCCACCGTCTGAAATATTGCAACACAGTTCACCATATTGTTGACGATGTTGAAGTATATAATCAATCTCAGCTTGGTCTAATTGGTCTTCATTACTACAAAAACACAAAATCTCAAAAATAAAATCATCCAACCAGTTGTGTTTGGCCAACATTGATTTCACAACTATCACATAAAGGATCTTGGCATTTAGCAGGAGACACATGTTTTCCGACATATACCCTACCTGTTTTAATACACGTTATTCT